TGTGGTTTTCTTGGGGGATGGTGTCGGGAGGGAGCCCGAGGGAGGGGGTAGGAAGGGCCCTTCTTTTATTAAGGCGACCCCTGAAAAACTGACCCCATTTCAGGCCCTGATCGACGATTATTGGCGCGTGAAGCAGGGGAGCAAGGGCAAGATCGCCTGGGATCGGCTCATGCGAAACCTGACGGCCTTCCTCGACAAATACGGCGAGGCCATTGTCCGCGATCAGCTCGAACTCGCTGTGAACGGCAAATGGATGGGCATCGAGCTAGCTCGCTACGAGCAGCTCAAGGCCTCTGGAAAGCCCCCAGAGACCAAGCACCCCGCTGCCCAGGTCTTTACCGCCAAAGACTTCGACAAGGGCCCCACCACCAACTCCGCACTTTCTGACCTCTTCTGATGAAAACCCTCAAAGAACTCACCGCCGGCATCAAACCTGTCATCGGTTACCCCAAGGTGATCGAGTTCGGCCCCTACACCCTGGAGGGCTACATGCTCGAAGACGGCTCCTTCCGTCAGGCCATCCGCTCGACCGGCGAGGCCATGGGCATGATCTCAAACTCCAACATTCAGCGCCTTGTAGCTAAGCAAGCCCTACTCGTAGAAGAGGGCCAAGCACAAAACCCAGACGCTGCAATCGATCTCAGCCAAAAAACAGGCCAAATTGACCAAAAACAGGCCGACCCCTATCCCGTCATCCAACCCGTTGAATGCCGCGGCCTTGGTCACCCTGTCGCCTTCACCATCAACCTCCCCATGGTGGTTGAAATCTGGAAGCAGGTCGCCAAAGGTGGTGGCGTCAATTCCGCCCAGGCCCTTGAACTCTTAGGCCTCTCCGCTGTCCACAGCCTTGAGCGCACCTATCAAGAGGCGTTCGGTGTCGCAGACTCCCGCTCAACCTCCGATCGTCTCCTCGACTGGGCCATCCGCCTAGACCCCGCTGGTCATTACCCCATGTTTGGCGGTCAGTTCGCCAAGCACTTCGCCCGCGTTACTGGCGTCACCATCGGCCACCCATACGCCGCCGTCTGCATGGCTGACCTGATCTACCACCGCCTGCCGAAAGAGATCTACCAAACCCTGAAAGACATCAACCCTGTGAACGAGCGCGGGTGGCGTGAGTTCACCCACTCTCAACTGATGACCGATCAGATGCGCGTAGAAGTGCGCGGCATCGTCGCAGCTGTCGTCAACCAGATGGCCAACAGCCCCACCAAAGCGGAAGACCCCAAGGCCTACGCCCAGCTCCTCAAGCGCCTCGATAAAACGATGCCTCGGCACACTCACCGCGGCGCTAAGGCCGGTGAACCCAACGCCTTGACCAAATGGCGTGAAGAGCAAAAGCAACTCAATGGGGCCGCCTGATGGACGATCTTTTCAGCTACGCCGCTGCACAACGCGGCAAAGAGGCCGGCATGGCCCAGGTAGAACAAAACGCGGCCCCTCTGTTCTCAGACGCCGCAGAGCAGGCCATCCGGGAAGCTGCACTGCAGAACCCTGAGGTCTCTATCAACGACATCTGGCCCGCTCTTGAGCAGCAAGGCATCAGAACACACGAAAACCGCGCTGCTGGCCCCGTTATGGTCCGCTGCGCGAAACGTGGCTGGATTGTCAAAACAGACCGGACCGTTCGCTCGATTCGCTCAACCAGGCATAAGGGCGACGTTCGCGTCTGGAAATCTCTTCTCTACAAAAATGAAACAAGCATTTGACCCGACCTCTGTCCGCCTAACCCTTCGCAAAGGCCTTGAGAAGGGCTACTGGACCATCGAAGACCTCGACACCCCATCAATGGGGTGGCAGGAAAACGCCAAAATCTTCCGCCTTCACAACCCCAACGCCCCACAACCTCAATACAAAAATTTGCTACGCGACGATGACCCAAGCCAACCGCCCGCGCCACGAGTAGAACCCGTTAGCCCTCGGGACTTCCCCGCCTACGACTTCTGATGCAAGACCTCAAAACCAAAAAGGTAGAGATCCGCCTCAACCAAGCTGAAATCACCTACCTCGACAACATCGCAGCGCACTTCAATATCTCCCGCGCTGAACTCGTCCGCCGTCGTGCCTTCGCCAACGTGGCCCCTGTAATCCCTCAAGGGTCACAGGTCTACGCCAAGTGTGTTCAGGCCGCGGCACAGCACGCCCCAGGCGTGCCTCGCGTACAACTAGAGGCCATCGCTGCTGCCATCATCACCGCTCTCTCAAAAATGGACGTTTAACCCTGGGGCATTGAGCGAGGAAGGTGCGACCTTCCTGCAACTGCTGCCGGCGTAGGGGATGCCACTGGTCGGGCCTACTGGTGGGTCTGTACTCCCAAGCGCATGTAGCACGGTTCCCGTCGTGGACTCTGGGTGGTGCCAAGGTTTCCTTTGGACCTGCATTGGCCCTTTGTAAGCAGTTGTCTCATGTAAGTCCCCAACCGATAAACACCCGTATTTCTATACTCTTAACAGAACAGAAATACTGCAAACGTGGGTCGCAGTACCGCTGCCGAAACAACCTTCCGAATTAACACCGTCTACGGCCTTCTCTGTGACGGTAAATCTCGTGGCGAAATAGTCCAATTCGCTGCGGAAAACTGGCAGTTAAAAGACCGCATGGCAGACGAGCTAATCGCTCGTGCCCGCGTTGCCCTTGAAAAAGACGCCGAACTCTCACGCCCCGCCTTCCTCGCCGAAGTCCTGGGCCGGCTTCGTAACTATGAGCAACAAGCCGCACGCCGCGGTCAGCTAATGGTTGCCGTCAACTGTGTCCGGCTCCAATGTGAGCTAGTAGGACTTACCGACAAATGAACCACATCACGCAAATCGACAATGAGGGCTATCTCCTCGTTTGCGTGGAACGCGACAACTTCTACGAGTGCGCCACCTGTAGTTCAATGCATCTCGTTGAAGACAAAATCGCCCAGCTAAACGCTCGCATCGACCGAATGGCCGCTGATGCCTTCTCTGCTTGACTCTTGCCCCGGTGGCCTGCTCCTAGAGCAGCCCGTCATGGTGGAAGACGAGCGCGACTGGGCCCCCTTCGCTGCTCACCTGCACGAGAGCCTCACTGACCCACAACGTCAGGTCTGGGAATCGCCAGAGCGGTTCAAGCTGCTTTGCTCTGGCCGCCGCTTTGGTAAGACCTACCTCTGCATTGCTCGCCTGGTGGCCTGGGCCATCGAAAAGCCAGGCAGCCTCAACTGGTACGTCACCCAGACCTACAAATCAGCCAAGCAAATCGCCTGGCGTCAACTTCGGGCCATGGTGCCGCCCGAAATGTTTGCCAAGAAGAACGAGTCCGAACTTTCCCTTGAACTCACAAACGGATCCGTCATCGCCCTGAAAGGCGCAGAATCAGCAGACGGGCTTCGCGGTGTAAGCCTCTCCTCTCTGATCATTGACGAGGCCGCCTATGTCAAGCAAGAAGCCTGGGAGATGGTATTACGTCCGGCGCTCTCTGATCAGGGCGGCCCGGCGTGGTTCATCACGACGCCGTCAGGCCTTAACTGGTTTCATGACCTTTGGGAGCAGGCTGCCGAGCAGGAGGATTGGGAGACTTTTTCGTTCACTACGATTCAGGGCGGCAATGTCCCCGAGGAGGAGATCGAGGCTGCAAAGCGGACCCTCGACGAGCGCACCTTCCGCCAGGAATACCTAGCCAGCTTTGAAACCCTCGCCGGCAGGGTCTACCCAGATTTCAGCGACGAGAACATCAGCGAAGACGTTGCCGACACTGGTGGCGAAATCCTGTGGGGCACCGACTTCAACGTCGGGATCATGGCGGGCATTCTTGCCAGCCGTGTTGGCGATACTCTCCACATCTGGGACGAAGTAGCCGTTAAGCAATCCAACACCGATGAAGTTTGCCAACTCCTCAAGGATCGGTTCCCAAACCGGCGAATTGTTGCTTATCCAGATCCAACAGGGAGCGCCCGCAAGACATCTGCGGCGGGTCGCACCGATCACGACATCATCAGGCGATACGGATTCCAGTGCATCAGCCCTAAAGCCCCCTGGGCCGTGAAAGACAAGATCAACGCGACCAACTGGCTGATCAAAACTGCCGACGGTCACCGCAAGCTATTCATCCACCCCCGCTGTAAGCACACGATCAAGGCCCTGAAGAATGTGACCTACAAGGAGGGGACGGAAGACTATGTGATCGACAAGTCGGCCAATATCGAGCACTGGACCGACGGCCTGGGCTACCTCGTCCTGGGCAGCGACTTCAATCCCCTCTATGCACGCTCTGGCAAGGGCACTGGCATCAGGATCTATTGAGTTTTGCCCTTGGCTCTTAAACTGAGCCAAAGCCTTGAGAGTTTCGCGACGTGTATAGCGGTTTTCAGCATTACAACCGTGCTGCATCCTCCAAGGTTGCGAAGGTAAATGATCCGAATCAGGCCTGGACTAACCAAGAGCCGCATTGGATGCTGATCGAGGATCTCGTCCAAGGCACCTACCAGCTCAGGCGCAGACATCGCCGGTATTTGCCACAAGAACCTCGCGAACTTGACGAGAGCTACGACAACCGTTTGGCTCGCAGTGTGTGCCCGCCTTATCTAGTTCGCTTGGAGCGAATGTTGGCTGGCATGTTGACGCGCAAGCCGGTCCGTCTGAACGATGTTTCGGATGTTGTCCGCGAGCAACTGTTTGACGTTGACCTGCTCGGCAACGACCTGAACGTGTGGACCTACGAGACCGCGCGGAAAATGATCCGTTACGGCCATGTGGGCGTTTTGGTCGATGCACCTGCTGCCGGTGAGCTGGGCCGTCCCTACTGGGTTTCGTACACGCCCCGCGATGTGCTCGGCTACAGAACCGAGCTAGTCAATGGTGCGCAACAGTTGAGCCAGTTGCGCTTGTCTGAGCGCGTTGTACTTCCAGACGGTGAGTATGGCGAAAAGGAGGTCGAACAGATCCGCGTTTTACGCCCAGGTGAGTTTGAAATCCACCGCGCCAACGACGAGGGCGAGTTCATGATCGTCGATAGCGGTAGGACGACGATGGATCACATCCCGTTCAGCGTTGCCTACGCCAACCGCGTGAACTTCATGGAATCGCGGCCGCCGTTGATGGATATCGCGGAGCTGAACCTCAAGGCGTACCAAATGCAGAGCGATTTGGACAACATGCTCCATATTGCCGGCGTGCCCATGCTCGCCTTTTTTGCATTCCCTCAGGCAGCTGAGGAGGTCACCGCAGGCCCAGGCGAGGCCATTAGCTTCCCGGCAGAAGGTCGGGCTGAATACATCGAGCCGCAGGGCAGGGCCTTCGACGCGCAGTTCAAGCGCCTAGAGCAGATCGCCTCCCAGATCAATGAGCTAGGCCTCAGCAGCGTGCTCGGTCAGAAGCTGTCCGCCGAAACCGCCGAATCGAAGCGCATCGATCGCAGCCAAGGCGACTCGACAATGATGGTCATTGCGCAGAACATGCAAGACCTGATCGACAACTGCTTGGCCCACCATGCCCACTACCTCAACATCACCGAGGTAGGCAGCTGCTTGGTCAATCGCGACTTCCTCGGCACACGGCTAGAGCCTCAGGAAATCCAAGCCCTGCTGCAGCTCTACACCGCTGGCACCATCACCCAGGAAACCCTGCTGCTGCAGCTCAGCGAAGGCGAGGTGTTAGGCGACGACTTCGACATTGAGGCCGAGGTCGAGGCCACACAGCTCGGAGGCCTTGGCGGTGAGCAGATGCCTGAGCCTGTAGAAGATGACGAAGAGCCGGTAGAAACCGACGAGATCCCTGAGCAGGATGAGGAGGAGGTCGAAGAAGAGTAATGAACTCGCCCACTGATCCAGCAACTGAAGGCGGAGACGAAACTCGGATCCTTCACGTTTGCACCGGAGAGATCAGGGGCCGCTACTTCGCTGTCATCCGCTGCAAGTGGTACGGCGAGGACGGAATGATCGGAGTCTCGGAGCATCGACTGGAAGACATGGACATGCAGACCAATCTCGAAGACTTCGGCGCCTTCATCGTCAGCGCTTTAGATGCCAATGCAGATGTCACGGCCCTGGTGGCCTGTGATCCTGAAGACCTGGGCCTAGAAGTCGAATGAGCCTCGAATCCTTTGTCGAAGAGATCCCCGAGGCCTACTACCGAAAGGCCATCGACCTGAACCGCTATAGCAATAGCGTCGCTCGGGAGCTGATGCAGTCCTACGAGCGG